ACTGCACTTGGAAGTCACCCGCTGTAGAAGTTTTATCTGCTCCGAAATCAAGAACAGCAACCGCAGGGTTCGTACCGCCGACCTTGTAAATCAACGCTCCACGAGCTGTAATCGTAGCGTCAGTCCACGTAGTATCTGCGAAGTCCAAGAACGCCGTAGTACCTGTTGATGCAGGGTTAGCAGAGATAGTAAGAGTGTTACCCCCTGCAGTGTATCCTGTACCTGATACCTCGTTCGTCGTTGCATACGCTGTTGTAGCTGCACCTAATGTAGCTGAACTTGTATACAAAGCGACCTTAAAAGTTTGTGATGTGTCTGCACTGAAATCCATCTCGCCGTCTAATAGAGCGACTTTGAAGGATGTGCACATTGCCTGTGTAATTGCCATTTCTGTCTCCTTAACTTACTGGCACTCGGAATTGCCCCGAGCGATATGCGTCTTCACGTAATTTGCCGTCTCCGAGTCCCTTCAACAGCGTTATTGCCTGCAAGTACAGCTTTTCGTACATTGCAACAATGTCTTGTTCCCCTTTCATAAAGCGTATTGCTTCAATTAGTGCACCATTGAGTAGAGCAGAATCAAACTCGTCCCCAAGCCATGTAGTGCCAGCAGTAACGATTGATTGAGGATAATATCCATAATGAAGCTCCGAGGTGTACCCTGCGTCAGGGGTAGGCCCAACGATAAAAGTGTTATCGTCAAAATATGCGTAATGCTTGGGTAATCCTGTAGAAGTAGGGTTAGGATAGGCTTCCCGCATAAAATTAACGTCTTTGTTTAACAAGAAGTGGTAGTTACCACTGCCGTCTACTACGGCTAAAGAGTAAGACCACAAGAAGTCAGAAGGCGTAGACAGGTATTTGTTGTTAGTAGATAGTGTACCCGTCACGTTCTTACGCAGCGCAGGTATCTGCACTGAGTTGTATATTTTTTGTTCAGCCTGCTGTGTGAACATAGCGAGCTGGTCATCTGTAAACGAGTTCTCGCAGATGTCTTCGATGTTAGTTTTCAGCTCGGTATAATTCATAACTTACGCCATTGGCCCCCGTGCGTACAAACCTTTGGTAGCTGCGCCTGTGCCGCGTACCTTGATTTTACCACCTTTTTTGTAGGCTGTTTGCATAGCCTGACCTGTTTTCTTTGCTTCTTTCGCAGCGGCTTTTTTACCTGCTGCATCGTATCCAAACATTTTATTTCCTACTTTGGGCATTACGCACCTCCTATGTTATACTTACGGTAACTTGGCCTACCTGACCAGTACCTACTAAATCGTTAGGTGTAAGCCCATACGGGTCATCACCTCCACCCACAGGGTTCCAACCCCATTGAATACCACGACTACTATAGTCTCCAGACGGCCCTAGACTTTGATCGGGGCGTGGATCACGTATAGCTTGTGGATCGTCCACAGGAAACTCGCCTAACCGTAACTGTGGCTGATCGGGACTCCAACACTCGCGGCACGCCTTTATGTTTGTATCTCGCCCTTTAACAAACAGGTTACGAAGTTCCCGTAGCTTGTACTGAAACCCACACACGTCGCAGAGTGCGTTAACCTTTTGAGAGGAGGCGAACCTAGTACCCATTAGCCAATCCTAGCAATTCGAGGCACAAAACGTGCCGCCGTCTTCTCTCGGTCTTCGCCTGCAGCCATCTCAAACTGTTCGTCGTAGACAGCTTTTAACATCGGTACTCGGTCAACCAACTCAGGAACCTTCATAGAAATATGATACGCCAGACCCGCTACCAGACATGGGAAGAACCTGAAATTCATATCTGCGGTCTGAACACCGCTACCCGCGTCTTCAATGCGGCGCATACGCCAGTAATACAGCACATAGTTATTGTTGTCGGGTACAGGCCACACGTTTACCTTGGGGGCATCACGCAAGCGTTCCACATACAGTTGAATAGGGCGTCCTTCTGATAACTTGTTAGGTATAGACGCGTACGTACTTACACTTATTCGGCTTATAGTAAGGTCAGATTGTGTGCTTGAGTTACCACTGTTGGTACGTATTTGATGTTCCATCAGATCAATGGTATCCGCTGGTAAAGTGTACTGAGACGTACCTTTTACTAGGTTTATGGTGCCAGAATCAATCGTCCACATGTTAATGCCGCGGTTCTGCCACTCAATAGTCATCAAATTCATAGAACGTCTAGCGGTACGCAAATCGTATCCAGAACGCATCTCACGTCCCGCACGTTCCCATGCTTCTTCCGCGATCTCCGTGAAGTCCATATTAAACGCTGTGGTGCCTGATGTCGTCATTTCTTACGCCTTTTCGTAGCAGCTACACGTTTGGGCTTGCCTGCTGGTTGACCTAAACGCTTCTTCTGCGCTACCCGTTTACTCTTCTCAGCCTTAGTCATTTCCCCGCTAGTTTTCGGAGTTTTGCTAGAAATTCGTTTAGTTGGTCTACAGTACGGAGTACCACGACTTTCACCTTTTTTACGACCACACGGCTTACCTGTACTAACATCTTTCCAGTCCTCCTTGAACCAGCGTTTTAGTGCAGCACCTTTTGCGGTCTTACGAACGGCCATTACTTCCCTGCCTTTTTCTTCCTACACTTAGCAATAGCTCCACTAGCATAAGCACTAGGAAACACTTTATAACTCGCCTTTACCTTGCGGTAACATGCGTCTTTGACTGTGCCGCCCTTCTTGTAACCTTTGCTACAGGAAGAACAGCCACAACCGCTGGATTTGTAATACCTACGCATCAGCGCATCTTACAAACTTTGCCGCCACGAGCCATGCCGTAGCCACGAATTTTACCGCCAGATTTCATCTTCTTAACCTTGCCGCCAGACTTCATGCCCATAGGACTTGCTTTTTTCATAGCGGCTTCGCCTTTACGAATCTCTTCGTTTTCACGGCCTTCCATCATTTGCATACGGTTACCACGTTCTAACGCTGCAATCTCTTCTGGAGTAGCATCCATACCTCTTGGACGCATCCTAGGGCGTGGTGAGTTCATGGGTGCACCACCCATTTTATTTTTGGCTTTTAGACCTTTTGGTCTCATTTTAGGGCGCATTCCGTCCATAATATATCTCCTAGCAATTCCATTTACGTAAGCTCTTGTTGATACGGCTATCAGGATCGTTAGCCGTCTTTGAGCTTGTGTTGCGCTTCTTCATGCCCTTCATACGGGCACAAAAAGACTTCCGCCGATTGGCGGCTTTAGAGCCTTTTTTAAGTTTACTGGGTTTTGTGGTAACAGCAGTCTTTAGTTTACTACCGGGATTAGCTTTCCGATAGCTAGCAACGCCTTTAGCGTTCAGCCCACCAGACTCACTCTTACCCGCTTTGCGAGTCCAAGCAGGAGATTTTACGCCCCCACCTTTTTTATAATATGCTCGCATACCACGCTCCTAGCTGTAGAAAAACGTGATGGCAGTAATGTTTGTAGCTGCAGAAACATACACGTCTGAACTACAACGAATCCCGTCATCAGGAATGTTTACAGAATGCGAATCAGACGCCAGAAAATCTAGGTCTAATACAGTTGTGCCGCCGTTACCATTAGTAAGTGTAAGGCGTCCTGCACCACCGCTGCTTGTTAAAACTTGTACCTGACGTACCCGCGCTGGACCTATAGCCAACGAACCCGTACCAGTTACACGTTTGGTTAATACATCAGAAGACATATGCTAATCCTTCTTTTTTGAAGGACGACCACGTTTTTTAGCTGGCTGCTCTTTCCACGCCTCATTTACATCAGGTGTAGAAGGATCATCCGCTTTAAGCGTGCCGTCTTCTTTTCGTGCACGAACTTTAACAACACCGATCCCTCGGGCTGCTAGTTCTTCTTTGCTTGGAGGTTGAAACCGATCACTCATGCTTCACCTCCTTACGCTGCTGCGATTGTAGCCCCAGTGTCAGAACGCTTCCAGTTTGTTCCGTCAGAGAAAGCCAATATTGCAGAGCCAGCAGCTCCGTTAGAAACAAATACAACAGTACCTGCGCCAGCCGTTGAAGCTGAAGGTGCGTTAGCAACTGTATATGTTGGGACAACGATATCACCAATGAAACCGTTGGTTGAGGTCACTGGACCTGAAAATGTAGTATTCGCCATGAATATATCCTCACATGCGAGTTAAGTGAATCTGTCTGCATGTCGTCAGTCGGGCCTGTCAGATTCACGGGATGTTCCCGATTATTAACAATCTACCACCATATAACGTGATATGTCAACAAAAAGAAAGGGGCCACCGAAGTGACCCCTAACATAGTCTATGTGACCTGCTTACGCTCCGGGCGAACCGAAAATACCTAATGGGTCAGATACACCGAAGCTGTAACGCTCACGGGCTTTATAGCGGCTATTGCCTGTATCGAAATCAGCATCCATCGAAGTCGCCATAGGCGCACGAGTGAAGTGCTTCAGACCATTTGGTACGTCAGTCATTAAGAACCACGCATTAGTGTCTGTCAGATAGTGGTTGACCGCATAGCCTTCAGGGATTGACCCGTTATTGCGTAGTGCGTTCAAATCGTTATCGGCAGTACCGACACGACCTTCTGTCTCTAGGAGACGAGTTGCCACGAACTGCAGTGCTGGTGGGATAATCAACTTACGTGGCTGTGATGCAATAAGCAAACCACGTTCGTCTGTCCAACCTGCAATCTGAATAACGGATGCTTCAAGAGATGTCTCGTTGAGGTCAGCCGCCACTGCTGGCGTGTTGGAGTTTGATCCACCAGATACCAATGGGTGATCGGTAGCACACAAGGCTTTACCGTCACCATATGTGGTGCCTGCGGCGAAGGCGTTGTTAAGGATTGATGCAGCCTTAACTTGCTTCGTGTACGCCATCGCACGAGCCAGTGCTTTAGTATAACGAGATGACAATGAGTCATACAAGTTATCCTCAATAGCTTCCTCAGTAATTGAGAAACCCATTGCAACTGTTTCGTGTGTGTAGCGTGCAGTCCATGCTTCTTGAGCATTATCATACTCAATCGCGGAACCTTCACCTTTAACTGGCGCTGCTGAGAAACCGGATAGTTTAGTTTCTTCCTCGAAAGACCGATCTGATGATTCGGTTTCAAAGATTTCAGCGTGTTCTTCGCCATATTTTGCGTATTCCATTCCGAACAATGCGTTCAGGCCGGGGAGCAGCTCTTTAAGTAGCTGGGCGCGTGAAATAGCCATTAGTTAATCTCCTTATACGCCAGTGGTGTTGTTATACTGATGACCTGCGTTCCATTTAACGTAAGCCTCAGTGTAACCACCACTTGAGTTTTTGGTCTCTTCAACCAAACCGATGATACGGAACGGCAACGTTGCTGTTGTCGCTGATGTATCTGAAATCGCACAACGTGAGTTGCCCGAAGTAGAATCACCAGTGTTATCAACACCCGCTACGTTTGCACCGATATCAGTTTGTGCTAAATCACCAATAGTTGTACCTGAAGAAACAACAGCAGCTTTGAACAACAGCTCAGTAGCATCTGCTACATAAGCCTCAATGTCGCTTGCAACTGTGCCTGCAGGATAAGATTGGCTGTATAATTCATAACCCAAGTTTGGATCAGTGTATTTACAACCCATGAAAACACCAACAGGTGTCATTGCAGCGTCGAACGT